GAAGTTGTGGGGTCCTTGAAACTGATTGGTCAACGCATGATTGATTGCGTCTGGATTGTCAGCAACGAATGATTCTCCCCATACGCCACTGACAGCCGCCGCAATCTGGAACAGAAACGCAAATAGCAGATTGATAACTAATGCCACTACTGAAATCATTATCGAGGCTTTTGCTCCATACCGTTTCACTATCATATCCATGCTCATAAACGCTATCCATGATACCAAGATTCCACAATCTAACGCTATCCACTTTATGCCTGTGTTAATGCTCTTATTCGCCAACAGATTCATTGCTATGCACCCTGCCGTGAATACGGCTAATACCCATGATGGCACATCGTTTAGCAGTAATACAACTTGTTCATATTCTTTCTTTAATCTACTCATTTCTTCTCCTTCATTTTTTTACCGTAGGATTGGGCTAACTACTTCTTCTTTTTCTTTTTTGGCTTATACGGCTGTATCCAGTTGATACTTTCCTCTTGGACTCTTTCTAACTTGATATAGTTCGGTCCGCCATCTTTATCTACACCGATGTCTGCAAGATTCTCATTAGCCAGCTCCATGATTCTCTTGTAGTTCAACGGCGGATAATCATAATTCTCTTTCTCGTTCATCCAAGTCGAATGCTTGTTTGACGGTTTAGATGCAATTATCGTAGGACAAGTGTAAAACGGAACGTGTAGCCTTAACAGGTGCGCCCAGTACACATCTTCCGACACACCGTTATAAGGTTCAACACGTTCGTCTATCATAAACTTGTGCCCATAATACTTTCTGAAATTCTTGAATATTGCTCCGTGTATCTGTATGACATCTTCTTTTGTCCTTAACAGGTAAACATGAGTAAAGTAATCCTTTCTCTTCTTCGCAAGTATGCGGTAAGGGTCTACATACATTCCCATCGTCTGATGTATATAATCAATGTCAAGCGTGCCATCACGCAGATGTTCGAATATCGTATTCAAGTCATTCACACAAGGCGCTCCGATTTTACAGTTTCCGTCCATCCACATTGCGTAATCGTAATCGCTGTCGTAAAACCAATCCAGTAATGTATTTCTCGGAATAACGAAGCCTTGCCTTTTCACGTTACCACTAATGTATTGAAACCCATCGAGATAATCACCATCTTCAAACTCTTGCTCATAGCATACTCGAGCGTCCAAATCGTAGTTATCCAGACTCCATTGCATACATTCCAGATTCTGTTTTCTGTTCCTGTCCAGCATCAAAGCTGGAGTCAACTGTACTATCTTATTCATCTTTCTTCCCCGATATGTAGTTGTAGTTGGCTTCTTCGCCGTTATCTATCAGTATGTCTTGCCCTGTCATTGACTTGTTAGTTACTGCCACAAAGTATATCCACTCGGCGGCTTCATCTGCATCGCTCCACTTTTTCAAGATGTTCTCGTTCGCAACAGCTTGTACTAACACAGGGTCATTAGTAAGCCACGGCTCTATATCTGTTATTACCGTTCCAAAGTCTACACTATTCACAACGGCCTTGTATTTGTTGCCTAACTGCATTGCAAGCCATTTCGTGTATGCTATTCGCCCGCCTTGTGATGCGACATAATACGGCGTCTCGATTCCTGTTCTTCCAGATATGCTCCCTACATTCACAACTGCTCTTATCGCATCTTGGAACGCATACTTCTCAGCTACTTTCATGTATCCGAGCAGATTTGTACTTATGGCATCATCTTCGTTTAGCGTTCCTGCGTTGTTTATGAGCACCTGTACGCCATCTACCGTTGGTAATTCACCGCGCACGTCTACTTGGCAATGCGTATACCGAGCATGCTCGATAGAACTCGGCAAACAGTCTATGCCAATCACCTCATGCCCTTCTATCAAGAATTTCATCGCTGTGGCACGACCGATGCCATGCGTTGTCCCTGTAATAAGTGTTATCATATGTTCTCCCATCTTGAATAGTAGTATTCTTGAAGTTTTACCCACTGTTTGTAATTCTCAATCGTTGTCAACTGTCTCTGTGTCTTGCTTTTGTTATGTGGTATCGCTGCTTTCTTCCCTTCCATCTGCCCATAGACAACTTGTTTTCTCCAAGAAATGCTGTCCGTAGAATCGAAAGGTACTCTGTCCAGCACCCTCTTTCTCGTCATTCCGAGAGCGTGTAACTTACAGCCATTTACTCTTGCCACTTTCAAAAACATCGCATAATCTTTCGGCTTTACCTCTACATTACCGAAGCCTGTTATAGCTACGGTTTTACCACTGAACTCTTCACACATCTTCCAGTATTCATGTATACCCCTTGTGTTATGCCATACAGGTATCACCTTGTCTGTCACCGATAAAAGTATGTCTCTCATACGCAACACTTCACTATATCCGATAACGTTATCAAGGTCTATCTCAAAAAAGCCGTTGTAATGCTCATTGTCATGTTTTTCTATGAACTTTGCATACTGCTTCGTGTATTCTTCAATATCTTCGTGTAACCCTCGCTGTAATGTGAATACCCCACTGTCTATCAATACTCCTTCGCCGTTCTCTGCTATCCAATCAGCCAGTTCTGCAGACGCTTCATTACGTAAGTTGTAGAAAGACATCAGACTCCACTTCAAAGGCATGCCCTTTCTAACAACATACTGTGCAAAGGGCATGCCTTCAATCTTCTCTTGGGCTTCAAGACCTGCAAGATATATCTTCATCCGTACACCTGTCCGTTCTTTTCGGGTTTATCCACTTTCTTGAAATGCACCGCAAAATCTATTCCGTTGCACATCGGACACTGTAGTTTTCGTGCCTCTGGTTCTTCGTAGCTGTCTGGCGACAAGTCAACATCTTCGTCCCAATCGAAATCTACACCTTGCTCGTTAAAACCGAAGTCTGACATATCAAGGTCGATGTCATCCAGTTCTTCAACCAGCTTCTTGTAGTCCCACGCTGCCATCTCACCTACACGGTTATCAACTAACCTAAACTGTTTAATCTGGTCTCCCGATAACGTGGACGCTATTACGCAAGGCACCTCTTCCATACCGAGCTCTTTCGCCGCTTTGTATCTGGTGTGCCCTGCAATGATTTCTCCGCCTTCGTCAATCAGTATTGGAATAAGGAACCCATATTCCCGAATACTGTTGACAACATACTTAACAGCACCATCATTGAATCTTGGGTTATTCTCATACGGAGATAACTCATCTAACTTCTTGTAAGTAATCTCAAGTTTCATACTATCACCTCTTTTTCTCAAGTATACTAGTTCCACCACTCATTGTAAAGTTTTATCCAGTCTTCCAACCGCATCGTCACTAACCACTCGCAGTTATTCTTTCGGTGCATTACTGCTGGAAGTTCGCAACCTCGCTTGTCTCGAATCGCTTGCTGAACTGCATCCTCTATACAGAGACGCTCCACACGCTTACATTCGATATGAATACCTTTCAATCCAACCACATCAGCATCACCATTACTTCCACAATACTGTTGTCCTCTTCGGCATTCGTAGCCATAACTCTTGAGAACACTTGCAAGTTCTCTCTCTCCACGTTTCCCTTTCTGATTGCTATTCATTTCTCGTTGTCAACCCTCTTTATCACTCATTGTTTTGCTTACTTTCTCAAATCTTTAATATAATTATATATAAGGCATTGTTTTCGTTTGTGAGACCTTAAGTTTTTAAGTCAGTTTGTTAATCATCACCATCATCATCTAAAGAAATGTAGAGAATAACTATTGCTACCGCAATCAGTGCCGTTATCCCGCTTATCAGATATTTCATTCTTCCACCAACTCCCTCAGCACCTTCGCTGTCTGAATAAACCCTTGCTTCTCCTGTTCGTCTGCGGTCTTTAGTATCTTTGATACCTCGACTACATCAGCACTCGTCACGTCATCTATCGCAACTCCCGCATCCATAAGTCCTTGACAATACCAGTCTTGTTCATTACAAGCGTTGTCTATTTCGGCATCTTTCAAAGTATGTACTAATGCTCTTTGTGCGTCCTCTCTTTTTATGTAATCACTCATTCCCTTGCTCCTCACTTTCTATGACTGTAGGTGCATCCTTAAGCTCGACACCCTCCTCGCTATTAAGCATCTCCTCAAACACATCAGCGTCAATGAGCCTGCCATGTGGCGGTGCATCTACAAGCGGACAGTCGCTATATCTTTTCCCTTGTGTAATTACCCTCACACTAAGAAACTTATGTCTTAACGGACAAAACCAACTTCCTTTTAACGCTGAGTGCGTCCAACGCTTAAACTTACATTCATGGCAGTTATTCGGCATCTTCTCGCCTTTAATCAAAACACTCATTTGTTATGCTCCTTTAGTTTTCATCAATTAGCACCGTACCCGTTTGAGCATATATGATGTGTCTTTTTCCTTTACAATCAAACTTGATTTTCACAATACCCTCTGATGAATTTTCTTCTACGTCAAAGCGGCCTGTGTACTTCGCCAGTTCTTTGCCTTTAACGTCATACACCGTAACCGTTCTGTTGATTCCGCCTGACGTTTCGCTTTTCCATGACTTTAATCCTCTCTTGCCTGATTCTGTTTGTGTTCGGTATGCACCGCAACCAGCAATTAGTAAAATCATCAGAAAAATCTCGACTACTATTGCCGTAGCTTTGGGCTTGTCCCATTCAAACGTAATCGCAAGCATTATATAGCTAATCACAAGTACTAAAGCTGTTAGTGCTAACTTTATAATGTCAACTGCTGTAAATATCATTGTTCGCTCCTTTCAGAACCTTTCAAAACCTTGCAAAACCTTTCAATTATTTGTTAGGTTAACTTGCTTGTAATTTGTCCCTGCCCTGCGGGAACAAGGCAGGGACTTACATTGACGGTATTAGACACCCTCAACGCTACCGTTATAATTGCCTTGCCCCCTCCTGCAAGGCTAACAGCCTTTCACAACTCGTCAACAATGTCGGCTTTACTGTTGTAAATGCTATCCCACATACAATGTCCCACGTTTACCGCACAGCCTCTCTCGAACGAGCGACAGGCATTGTATGTACTTTACCAACTCCCACATGGTACGCAGTTCGCCCTCAGAGATGCAGATACGTGCCACTCTGATTAGTGTGCTGATGCGTGTGAAAGTCAGGTCTGCCCTAATCACTTAATCGCAACTATCGCCTATGTTGTCGTCTCTGTAGTAATGTCCATTACTTGATTCATAACACTGACAACCATACCAGCCATACCCACATGCCCACGTGATAGGGATATCTTCTTTTCTTTCTCTGTTATACCTCGCTGGGTTTGACTGATACTTCAGATATTCTTCTTTGCTGATTTCCTTCGTTATCTTCTGCATATCACACCTCCTAAAACGGAACGTCCACATCTAATGCTTCGAAGTCTGGAACATCTGCTTCCACTTTCTTCTTTTCAAGGAACTCCATTCTTCTTACAAGAACTTCTGTTGTATATACAGTCTCGCCGTTGTCTCCTGTAAAGCTGCCTGTCTGTATCTTGCCCGATACGCCTATCAGATTCCCTTTCCCGAGGTAGTCTCTGATTACTTCTGCCGTACGTCCCCATGCGATACAGCTCGGATAATCTGCTTTCTCACCATCGTTGCAAGCTAAGGTAAACTTCGCTCTTGTCTTTCCATTGAATTCTCTCACTTGAGGGTCTCTCGTCAGCCTGCCCACTAAATCTACTCTGTTCATTTCTTTGCTCCTTTCAACAATTCTCTATGAACTCTTTCTGTGTCTTGCCGAATAAATTCTTCTAATTCAATTCGTGCTATCTCCGCTCTCGGATTGCCTCCGATTGCTTCAATCTCTTTTATCAACTGCCCCGCTGTCGGCATTGTATGATACGGACTTGTATCATGACATACGAACTCTTTAACGGCTTGTTTTACTATATCGTAGCCATATGTCACGATGTACTCTTTCAGTTGCCCTGCATAGGTGTAGGCCATCTTCTTGAAGTCTACGTCTGGCATCTTATACCCACTACAATTCAGATAGTCAAACACTGCAAGCATAAACTGTGCCGCTTCTTTCTTGCCTTCAGATGTTTCCATTGCAGTTTCTCGTTTTGCTAATTCTGCTTTCAGACTTTCAACTTTCGCTATCTCATTCATTTTTCAACTCCTCAAAGGCATTCTGTAATCTTGAATGTACCCCTGTGCCACCTCTCGTTCTGTTATCATACTTCCCTTCAAGTACCTTCACGAGATTGTTCTCATTTATCAGCCAATCGAAACTGGCACGCCATTCTCCACTTCTACCAGACAAGAAGTCACTCGCTTCTGCTTTCTGAAAGGCGGTACAGATAGTGTCCATATCGTAGACTTTCAACCTTGCTTTGATATGCGTCTTCCTGTAATCGGTCAGTTTGATGCATTTAGGCAGGCTCGGACACAGTTCATTGTATTTATCTACGATAGTAGATAACATATTACATTTAACATATAACATATTACAGCCATTTTTGTCTGCTTCTGTCATCTGTTTGTCATCTCGTTCTATGCCTTTGCCATCGTTTGTCATATCTGTGTCATCGTTTGCCTCTTGTTTGTCATTCTCCCATCTTGCCTCAGCACCTTTTTTGCCTGCCTCAGCTCTTGCTCGTTTAGTATCTTCCCATTTCTGATTGTCTACATCGAGCCTTTGCTTGATTGCGACAAATGCAATTTTCGCAGATGGGTCTTGAATGTCTGGCTCTTTCCCTTGTTCATACTGAATGATTGCTCGAAAGAGTTCGCCTGCCTGTTCATCTGTCATAACATCAATGAAGTCTCCGAAGTCAGTATACAGAACGAAACTTTTCTTACCCACGACTTGCACCCCACTCTCTATCTATCTGCGCTTCAAGTATCTTCGCTTTGACTTTCAAGAGCATCAGTGCTTCTCGGTCGGTTTCGTACATCGTATAAGCACTATCATACTGCAACTTCTTGATAGAAACGTCTGGCAAGCCTTTCACTAACAGCGAAATCATTGTAGCACTCTCGCCTTGTTCTCTTAACTGATACGCCGCCTTCGTTCTTGCTGAATAGTACGCTCGTGCAGCTTCGTCTTTCTGCCTGCCGTGGTCTTTCATCTGTTGAACACATCTATCACATTCATCTAACGTTGCTGTTAACTTGTTCAGCAAGTCAGGGTCACCTAAGTTGTTCATATTCAGTCCTCCCAATTCTTTTCTGCCCCTCTAACGAATATCTTGATGAAATCTTTCTCTGGATATGCGTTCTCAAACAGCAATCTTCCTTTATCTCGAAGTTCTTTATCTAATCCTTCTCCCGGGGATTTATGAACCATACTGTGACATCTAGGACATAAACAAACCCACAAACCATACTTCTTTGATTTGTCTCTTGTTCCTCTGCCACAGTATGCCTCATGTCTTACTGTGTCTCCTACATATCCACACTTCCAACAGATACTATCTTCTGTATCGAATAAAGAAGGGCTATACTTATTCATAACGTTATCCTAACATATCCTCGTCTACCGCCTTTCTGAACCGTCCTTGTAAACTGTTCAGCTACCGACGGCATTTGCTTTTTCAGCTCGTCTACATCTACTACTTCCTGTAAAGACGGTGGCACGCTGGCAACCCTTGTTACCTTGACCCCATCTGAAGTAGTCCATTTCGTAACTCCATTCTCGACCATCGCTTTATACAGCTTAGCTTTCGCATCATCTGCGATTGCTTTCTTCGCCTTGACCTCTTCGTCTAATTCGGCAAGGTCTCGAATTGCTTGAATCGCTGTACTTGCTAATTCTACCAGTTCTGTTGGCTGAAAATCTTCTTCAGTAAGTAGCGGATTTGCTTTCAGACGGTCTCGGTCTCTTCTGAAGTTCGCCAATGCCAATCCCATCTCGGCTCGAAGGTCTATCCATTCTTCGAGATAGACGTCCCATATCTGAAGCCTGTCTGCATCAAAATCTGTACTGAAATCATCAGGCCTGTTGTATACTGCGAGCAACCCTTTAGGCACTTCGTACATCTGCATACCCATAAGCAACTGTACCAGATACTCTTTGTATTCAGATAGTGTAGCTCTCATATTGCCTGTGGTCTTGATTTCTAACAGATACCCCCGATTATCATATCCGTCAGCGTGATATCTTAAATCATCGTTTATCCGTACGGTATCGTCTTCAAAGCGATAATCAAGCGTATCGTTTATGTGCTGTCTGATAATCGGCTCCATCGTCTGTCCGTATTCTGTATAGACATTGCCTTCAAAGTCGCCTGTTATACCAAGTGCCTTCTCTCGTAACAGGTCAAATCTGCTCCGATATGCACTTATGCCCATCACTACAGGCATATCACTACCTCCGATATACTTATCTCGGTCTTCTGTAACATCTAATTTCGTTGTCATGCTAAATCTCCTTCGGTGTTAGTTTTGCCACTTTATCATGTACTTCTTGAAACTTGCTCAACGGCGAAGACCCTTCTAATCCAAACATTTCGTGAATTTCTGTTCCTGTATATCCTTTCTTCCTCGCCATTTCCAAGATGTCGTCTCTCAAATCCTTCTTGGTTTTCTGTGTATGGAACTCATCTGTGTCAGCGTCTTTGGTATCGTCTAATGCGAACAGGCCTCCTGCAGCATACTTCCTTGCATAAGAACTCGCCGTCCCTGTTATCTGACTTTCGTCCATGCCTTTCTTCGTCAGCGATTCTCTTGCCCATCCGATACAGGAAACAGATTCTTTTCCGTTATCGAGCGTTGCTGTCGCTTTGATGTAATAGCGTTCCCCTATCTGAACAAGTTCGTCTGTATAGGTTACTGTGCACCCATGCGCATTTGCGATTGGTTTGACTGCCTCGTTGATGTCTTCCAGCGACCTGTAATTGTAATTGCCGAAAGTGTTCTTCTGACTCTTGCTGACTTTCAGCTCTTTCTGAATTTCTATCAGCTCTTTCATTGCGTCCTCCTATCTGTACTGACCCATAAGACCCATCACGAGCCCCCATACTGTAACGATTACTAATACGATAGCGGTATGCTTCAGTAAATCTGCTGGACTATCGTTCCATTCTGTAAACAGCAACTTCAGTTTTGCCATACCGAGTTTCAACCATCTTTCTGTCGCTTTCAATTTCCAGACCTTCTTTCCTTAATTCAAATATCACTGCTGATAATCTTGTTATCCCTAACTTGTAGATTGCATCTATTGCTGTAATCTCTTTGTGGGTTTCAAACCACTCTTTAACTGCATCTTTCTGCGTCATTAGAACTCGTCCTCCTCTTCTTCATATTCGAGACCAAGTTCATCCACAGTAGGAGCATACGCCCAGTACAAGCATTTCAACTGATACTTTTCAGAACCGAACACATCTGCTTTTCTGTCATAGTTCGTATCTATGCACGGCACAGTCTTGTCCGTAAACACCGTGGATATTATCCATACCTTACAACTTCTTGCAGGTCTAACTTCTTCAGCACTATACCACTTCATAAATTACCTCCTTGACATTCTCTGAATGTCTGTTACAATATACTTGTTCAATTACCAGTCCTTTTCACGGAGAGTCGCCCTCGTTGGCGGCTTTTCGTTTTACAGGAGTTCTGTTGTCGGAATGTCGAGAACTTTCGAAACTCGCATTACTTCATCGACACTCCATTTTGCACGTCCGCACAGCTTTGCCGAAAACGACGCTGGTGTTAAACCAACCTGTCTGGCTACTGCGACATGCTTCAGCCCTTTTACATCGAGCTGATGTCTAACGATTTCCGTAAACTTATCATTCGCCTTCATCTCATCACCTCCTTACTATGTTGATTACATTCCACCCGAAATCTCTTGCCATGTTCTTGAAGAACTCAACATCTTCGAGATTTGCTATATGCTCTAACCTCATCGGGTCGTCTGCCATAACTTCATGCAATACTGGTTCACAGCCATTGTCAGCATACAGAATCGAAGAATATACTACCCCTCTCATCTTCTGCTCATCTGTTAACTCTAACTGTCTCGTCTCCCACATATAAGGCCTCCTTCAATATAATTATATAATATTTCTTGATGAATGTCAAGATAGCTTCGCAAAACATCTTGCTTTAACTTAACGTTTCTTTTCTGTCGTCTTCGTCCACATCTGTAAGATGGGCGAAGAGATTGAGCAAGCCTTCTTGGGTGCCTTGCCCAACGGCTCTGACGCTGTCTTCTCCCTGTACTGCAAAGACCATCAAAAACTGGCGTTCTTCTTCTGATGCCATCTCTGTCATTTTAGCCACTTTCTCGACTTCTGCTACCATCTTCTTCTGAAACTCTGTCATCTTACTACCTCCACATCAGATTTACTGCTCTGTTATCATCAACATCGCCGTTCACATGAACTATCTTGTGCGTTAATTCATCACCTTTTGCAGGTCTTTTCAGATAAGCAAGCGCTACTAATCTCTCTACTGTAAATGTTGTAGCTTGCTTGCTATTGCGGATGTTCACTATTGCTTTCCCGTAATTGTGAGATTGCGTCAGTATCTTTCCGTCAACTTTCTTGATTGTGCCCCAATCGCCTACCAGATAGAAGCTCTGGTACTTTTTTATCGGACACGGGACAAACCGCTCGCCCGAATTGCTTATCTTCGCCTGCCGTCTCTTCGCGACTTTTACTCTACTGCGATTGTTCATCAGCAATGCCATAAGGTATGCTCCTCCCAAACCAACTCTTATCAGTTCACTTACCATTCCTCTCCCTCCTTGAATTCAAAAGGTCCTGTACACTCATATATCGTATTCATCTTTCCGACGAAATACTTCCACATCAGCAATTCTTTATCCAGCAGTCTTTCTGCCAACGCATACAGCAAATCTTCATATTCGGATTCTGACCCGATGATGAAGATATACTCAAGAATGTCTTGAGCTTCGGGTACGTACTTGTACAACCAGTTCGCATAACTGCTCAAGTCGTTCGCCCAGCCTTCAAGACCATGCGTATTGTCGAATACGTCTCCGTCGTTGTACCACTTGTAAACCAACTTGTTTACCGCTGTAACTATCTGACTTGCCATCGTGTCGCCTTCCCCTCTCGGGGGCATGTACTGCTCGATAATTGGCTCAAACTTGTCGAACTCGTTCCAATCTTTCATGTTACTTCACCTCCTCACATTCATCTATGCGAAAACTATCGCACAAATCCACTTCATCAATTACTACATTGTCATCGTCTGATTCAATGCCAACTGTCCCGTCAATGTAGCTTTCGGTCACCAGACTATCATCTACGAGGTCTTTTGCTTCATCTTCAGAATCAGCTTCAACGATTACATCTACTGCGACCTCTGTCCATGCTGTTACCCTATACTTCATGATGTACCTCCTCAAAATGATACCCGCTTTCGTCAGTAAGCAGAGATTCAACATTGTCTGATGCTTTCAGCGACCTGTAATCATCTCCACTGACTCCTACTACGAAAAAGTCTCCAAACAGAAGGTCTCCGTCAACATCGCCTCCCATTATCGGATAGACGAACCATCTGTTCGCTTTCATTCCGTTTAACTTCCCTTCTTCATTCACCACTATCGACAGGTTGATATCAATTGGATACTCCTCAATGTATCCATGCACTAACTCCTGCATAGATTTCAGCGACCCATCTATCTCAACGTATTCAGGGTCTTCGCCAACTTTGAAAT